GAGAACGTCCTTGATTGCCTTTATCTTCGCCTCGCCTGCTTCGAGATTTTCGATATCCATAATTTTATTTTGATAGGCCTTCAGTTCTTCTTTTGTCCTCCCCGCCCCGGCGAAGTCATAATAGGCCTTCCAATTTTCAGACATCCCGAAGGTGGCGATTTCCTTATTAATTCGTTTCATCGCCTCGGCGTAAGCCATAGCGCCATCGGTTGCCGTCTTGAATGCCTTGGTATCTTCCGTTATCTGGTCATAAAGTTCCAATTGTTCCGGCGTTCCCCCTGCCTTGGCGAATTCAAATCTTCCGAAGGCCGCCTCTCCTATCTTTGTCTTGAGGTTATGTAATCGCAGTTTTTCAAGCGCCTCATCTAATTTTTCTATCCCTTCCGCCGCATCCTCGCCCTTGTCTTTATATTGCCCAAGAATGGATAACATTTCTTTCTGTTTTTCATTCAATTCTCCCCTAAATCCCCGATATATTTCTCCGCCAAGACGCATTATATTTGCGCCGGGTGAAATCTCCATAAGACCATGAATCATAGGAACTACAATTGAAAAAGTTTCTCCCGCATCTCTTTTGAGGTCCTTCCAGGCATTTGAATTCTTTTTCAATTCACCGCTGAGTCCTGATGCCATAAGCTGGGCCGCCAGAAATCCTTCATGCCCTTTTTGGATTACGAGATTATATTTTTCGGTTTCATCCTTGGTGTCTTTGATCTCTTTGGAAAGCCGGATAAACTCCCTGAAGTTTCCTTGTGCCGCCCTCGCGACCTTTTCCATTGCGGAGTTTACATCTGTTTCGAGAATGGCCGCCCATCCAATCGCCGCTTCAGTCGCCTTAATCAGTTTTTCTCCGGTTAATTCTCCGACAGCGGCGCCCAAACCCATTGCCTTGATAATCAGTTCATCATGGATTCCTGTTGTCTTTTCAAGGGTCTTGGCATATACCTCCATCTTTCCTGCCGCCCCGACCCCTTCAACCCCTGCCAGCTGAAGCGCCCCTGTCAGGCGCAGCATTGCCTCCTCATAATTCCCTGCCTCTGCAAGTCCCTCTCTTATGAATCCTGTAATCTGTGAAATACCAAGGTATCCCGCCCCCATTGCGGCCATTTTACCGATTGAGTTCTGGAACGCGGACCCTGCCTTTGCGAACTGCCCGCTCGCCCTGTCGTATCCCTGAATTATGATGTCAACTTGATGTTTAGCCATCTCTATCTACCTGCCTGCCCCGTGAGATGCCGCTTCGCTATCTCACGGGGTAAATCTGTGGTTAATTTCGTTCATTTTTTATGAAACTCTCTAAGCCGCATAACGTATTTCGCGCCATCTAAGAAGCACTTCGCCTGGTCCAACTGCCCGCCGGCTATGGGCGGCAGCCCATGCTCGAGATACAAGACCGCCATATCGATGAAGTCCCACGTCTCGGGCGGTATTGCCCGAAGCGGGCAATCGTTTATATAAATTTTTCCTTTCTTGTTGCATTCTTTGCATCCTGCCCCGCCGCATTCCGGGCATTCCAGTATGAGCGGGTCGTTTTTTGCCGGCCTGTCCTTGCATTTAGTTGTTCCCGGGCAGTTATGACAGCCGGCGCCGAACTGCAGGGCGACGGCCACCGTCAGTTTTTTCGTTCTTCCGCGTTGAATTCCTGCTCTCTGAATGCAGCCAGGAGTTCTTCCGCTTCTGCTCTCGTAACGATATGGTCTATATTTTCCGCGTCGAACGGCATGGGTTTTCCGGTATCTGGATCAATGATATTGCCCCAGTTCACGAGTCCTGCCGCCAGCATGAGGTTTGTATAGTCGGGCGTTTCAATCGCCCATATTCGCACCTTTTGTTCCTTATCTTCCTTGATTTTGGTCTCAATCTCCTCGAATGCTGCACCAATTTTTTTCCTCGTTTCCGTAACCAGGTCCCCCCAGGCGCTTTTCGAGAGGTGCTTGAACTCAAACCACGGCCTTTCTGCTTTCGTTGTTTCCATATCGCTTTTGAGGACCACTTTGAACGTCGCCCCCGGCCTGCATCCTAACGGCATTTGTTAAACTCCTTTCTTTTTTACCTTTTTCGCCACTAAGTCACGAAGAAGTTTTTTATTCCTTGGTGTCTTTGCGCCTTCGTGGCGATTCTTCAATCGATTCAAGATATTGTTTCTGCGTTTCCGGCAGCAGTGCGTTCCATAGCGTCATTATTCCGGCGTCACCGGTCTGCTCGTGACCTCCACGATTGTTACATATAGCTTTTCGTATGGTCTGCAAATCAATCGTGGTGAGATCTCGCCCATCACGAAGTGATGAGGCGGATCCGCCGCCCCCGCGTATGGTTTGAATGTCCATAATCAGCATCCTTAAATTATCAATTATCAATTATCAATCATCAATGGATTATGTGACTGCAATCGATACTGCGTCATTTCCCGTGCTATGCTGGCATGACCCGGTCCAGTCGAGGACCTTTAGTCCTTCACGGTCGCCATCTTTGAGGTCTTTGCATTGCGCTTTGGGACAGGTGAAGGTGATGATATCGGTCCCATCAGTGACCGGAAGTGATATTGCCGCCTGTGTCCCCGCCAGCCAAATCCCGTGGTAATCATAATCGCCGACGAGGTGTTCTTCCGGGTCCATTGTAATGACCGGGTCGTAGTCCGTGACCATGAAGTAGTCGCCCGAGCGGTTTGCCGGCTTGATTCCCATATCCAGAGCGAACCGGCCTATCTTGATTGCATTTAGTGCCAATGTGAGCGCCCCGCCGTCGAACAACAGGGGCAGCCGCGTCGAGGGTGCCCAGGTCGGCATTGCCTCATCGGCGGGTGCAATCCAGAACCCATCGAAGTCGCATTCGAGGAACATTACCTTCCCATGCTCGCCCGTGAATCGCACATTGCCCGTGCAGCCGGACAGCATCTTCTTTTTGCCGCCTTCCCAGACCGCAATTGAAATGGTGTTGTCAACTGCATGGTTGGAATGGACCGAATAGGCCTCCGTCGCCTTAACGAACCCGCACGCCTGCAGGAGTATGGCGCAGAATGCATCCATACCGTGTTGGCCGGTCCCCTTCAACTCCGTTCTGAACGTGCATTTGCTGGTCTTTTCCCCATGTTTGCCCTGGAATTGCGGCCCTCGATATTGCCCGGTGCCTTTTCGTTCGATGAAATCGGCTGTCGGCTCGCATTTAAGGTCATAGACGTGCCCTGCCTGGTCCGGCGACGTATAGGACCCCTTTGGTGCTTCGATTTTTACCTTCATCACGCGAAGGCGTGACAGCATTGGAGTTCCCGTAAAAGCCATTGTCTTATCCTTTCAAATTAAGTTTTTTCCATATTTCAAATCATCAATCACCCCGAGAAATTCAAAGAATTTCCGGCCTCGTGGAATCCGAAGGATTCCCGAGACTTTTGTCCTGGAAATCTCAAAGAGATTTCTCAGGGGACCAAGTCCTCGGAATCCCGAACCATCGGGATTCCAGAGGGTCAATCATAAATCTGATTTAGATTCTCGTATATGGGTCGTCATATTTTGTCCGGTAGTGGACGATAACGGTTATTTCCGCCCCGCTGAATCCATTGCCTCGGAAGAATATCGCCGGCCCCATAATCGTATCGAATGCCCGTCCGCCTCTCTGGTAAGTTGCGACAAGTTTCTTTCTTATATCCGCGACAATCTGATTGATTATGGTGTCAGGCGAGCTGGTGTCCTTGTCTGAGGTGCTGACGAAACAGGTCAATGAGAACGATTGTTTCCATTCCGCCGTATTTTGAGCGCCATCTTCAAGTAAGTCCTCGTTTGTCTGGCCAACCAATACCGACCCTGTATCATAGGGGGATCCGCCGGCGATTAGCCAGTCCTCGATATTATCGAAGTCCGTCTGTTTCAGCCGGCCTGCTTTCAGGTCCTGATTGAAGCCGTTGGCGACCGTGACCTCATTGAGGGTCATCACTAAATTTGCCGCAATCTGTTCTACGATCGGCGTCATAACTTAAACCTTTGAGCCCCAGTATTTCTCGTAATATGCTGCCGCCCCGATGAGTTTTTCCGCCTGTATATCGACCATTCTTTCGAGCATGGTTCCGGCGAATCGTTGTATCGTTCCAATCGCCCCCGGGGTCTGTGAGAGCATTGCACCTGCCGATGGTCCGTAAATCTCCTGAATCCCAAGTCGCGGTACGACTGGTTTTGCCGCAAGGCCGAATCCCAATTCCCCACTTGTCTCCGCACCGACTTTTCGAGACCCTCGCCAGCCGGCCGTATATCTTTTGGAGATTCCAGTATATCCCTTTGGCATCGTTGCGAAGAAGGCCCCCGGTATGAATCCGGCGTGTCCGGTCAGGAATCCTATGCCTTTCGATGTCGGCCAGGTCCCGAACGCCTTCAGGGGCAGCCGGCTCCCCCGGACCATAATCTTGGCCCCTAAAGTATTGATTGCGGTCTTGTATCTTACCTTGCCTTGGAGGTATGATTTTTGGGGATGTCCACCTTTTAATATCTCTTCGACGATTACCGGTTTTGTCGCCCGCACCGTCTTGGCAATCGCGTTTTTGAGGGCCTCTTTGAGGCCCCCGGGCGTATCCCGCAGCATCGCCCTGACCCGGTTCATCTGGGCCGGGTTAATCTTGATTTCAATCCAATTCTCGGCCATTTTTTTAGTTGATAGTCGATAGTCGATAGTCTTTAGTTACTATTCACTAATGTTACCTTACTTCCAAGGTTAGCATTCCCTTGTCCTGACTGATTATGTCCATTATTCTTCTCTTTTCAGGCGTCCCGCCCTCTCTCACGGCCAGCATTAAATGGTCCTTGCCGATATCTAATGAGGTCCCGAACGGGTAATAAGTTATCGATTCCGCTCCCAGCGAGTCCAAGAAGGCCAAAGCCGTGGCGACCAGGGCCTCATCGAACGGTTCCGTGGCTGATATCGACTCGGCCGTGCAAATCCCCTCTATTGGATGGTTTTTGACCGTTATGAACGTTCGTGGCGCCGGTATCTGTGAGCTGCCGGGTATAACCCCTATCTGCTGCCGGTCAACTATGGCCCTGATTGTCCGGGCCGGGAGGGTCTCCTCGAACGTCAGGGGCGGCTTGATTGATGGTCTTTCGGTTATATCAATTCCTGTGGTCATCTTATTTTTAACTCAAATCTTCACCACGAAGGGCACGAAGTTTCACGAAGATTTTCCCTTTTTACTTATTTTTTTTGCGCCTTCGTGTTTTTTCGTGTCCTCTGTGGTAAAAAACTTTTTCCTTTTTGTTTATATTCCGTTCGCATCTGAGATTATTTTAACGCCTCCGGTATATGACCAGTCCTGAGTAGTGCACGCCGTTCCTGCATCGTTGTATGTATAGATTTTCGTCGCCGTCTGGGCTATTTTCTTGAAGAACCATCGCCACGTCTGTACCTGCATTTCACGGTATGTACCCGCGACCCCGTTCGGCTCCGTTATCGGTATATAGTCGAGTCCGGCGGCTGCGAGCGTGACCATTCCATTGGCGTCGGCCAGAATCTTATTGTTCGGATCGGTGAATAGTGCCGTGTGGACAGCTGTCGGCAGTGCCGCGATTGCCATCTGTGTCGTCAGGTGATTTGTATCTGATGCGGTATCGATTGAAATCGCATGGTCCATCCATAATCCCGGCGCCGACTGGTCAATGATGGTCACGAAGATTCTCGTTGCAGTCATTTCCGTTGCCGACAATGCGATGGAATAAAATGAGCCGCGGTCGATAAAATTGGCATCGACGACTCCCCACTGACTTTCATTTTTTGAGATCTGGCAGTCGCCGGCGGCCGATACTGCGTTTACTAAGAGACGATGCGGACTATTTGAGTCATAGAGCGGGAAGTCTATTGTCGTCGCCTCCCCGTATTTCCTCGCCTCTTTTTGGATTGCCAGCGCCGCCGACACACTGCATAGAAAAGCCAGAACCAGCAGTATAATCATTTTTTTCATTTTCTGTCCTTCTGCCACCAAGTCACTAAGGCACTAAGAATCCCGGCGCGCCGGGATTGGGTCTTCGTGCCCTGAGAAATTCCAAAGGAATTTCCAGGACTTGGTCCCGGAAATCTTTCAGATTTCTCGGGGTCTTTGTGGCTAATTTTTATTCAATAATTCTCATAAAATAAGCCGTTTTCGCCGCATCAGGTTCCTGTGTTTCAAACGGCACGCCGCCTTCCACCCATTCATAAGCGAAAGGTGCACTACCAAGTGTCGCTGTGTCATCAGACCATACGCCAGAAACTAATTTCCGAGCAGATAAAGTTGTTCCGTTGTTATCGTCCACATTAGAAAACCACCCATCATCCACGATAACCGATATTTCCGTTTCGTTTATTTTGCAACCAATACCGGAATTGTATATATCTTGTATTTGTGATTGAGTCAGGACTGCCCCTTTATAGAATCTGAAGTCATCACCATATTGCGATTCCGGCCCTTCAAGAAACTCAAAACAGTCAGCAGGGAAAGTTGCTGCCGCAAAAGGCATAGCATTTGCTTCACCTTCTAATCCGCCGTCAATATATAACTTTTGTCCGGTTGCCGAATCTCTATCACAAACAATAGTTATTAAGTGATTTCTGCCATCGTTAATATCGGTAATTCCTGTTATTATGGCCGTCGATGGGCCATATATTAAAACGAATGACGCCAATCCTGCTATTGGGTAATTATCTGCATCTGTTAGATATACCATTATCTCTGAATAAATTTCGCCATTGGGCGGGTTTATAAGAACAAATAATTGTTGAGAGGCCGCCGCCAATGGCGAATTCATCCAGAATGAATATGTAAAATCCTCCGTGCCAGGCGATAAAAGGGACATATCTTCTGGGATAATTCGTCCCTGATTGGCATCTGCATTTTTCAGCCAGTAGTCCCCCGCCTGTGCCGTGCCGGCCAAGACCAGAATCAGAAATAGAATCAATCGTTTCAAAATAATCTCTTTCTCAATAAAAATACTACAGCCAGTGTTTGTATTATTCCTTTGCCACAACCCCCAGGAAAGGGGGTCTGTTCACCTTGATATTAACGGAGCCATATCTTCTGGCGTTCCAGTCGTCCGACACCATTACAACAACAGGAAACGTCCCAACGGCGTTAATGGGAGGGACTATGGTTATCCACCTTGCGGCCTTAACCGTCTGATTCACCAAAACAGAAGAACCATCACAGGGAGAAATCTCACCTGTGCTAATTATTACATTCGAGTCGTTTATAATCAAAGGCCCGACCGTTATCCAGGATGGCTTGCTCAGGATGTTTATATCTATGGCGTAAGGGCCGAAAGGCGGCACGTTGCCATCGGGGTCTTTGTATGAAAAACCATACCCGATTTTTGATTTTCCCGGTTCGACGATAATCGTCTCCATCAAGGTCGGATTGCAGGGGTCAGTTGAACAAACAGCGAAGGCCGGACCTGCGAAAATCAGAACTACCAACATCATTCGCCACATAATAAAGTCCTTTCAATTTATCAGTCCTTCGTTATGGTCTTTCGACCGAACGCTAAAATACACATAATCTATCCGCCATTCGTCCAAGCCCCTATCGGGGTATTGAAATCTATGAAAATGATGTTCGCATCCCAAATGTCGTGGGTGAAGTAAGCGGATGCTCGACCATCACTGGCAGAGATAATCCCCTGATTCACGTCCATTCCAAGAAAATAGTCGCCTGGATAGGGTTTGATGTTCGGGTCCGCCCCTGCGGTATTGTTGACATCGTTGATAGTGATATACCAGCTATTCGTCGTCTCCGCCTGCGGCAAGGTCAGATTAGCGGCGGCAGAACCGTTGTAATAAATAGTCCTTCCACTCCACCAAACAGGTATTGACGTTTCGCCATATACAGTTATGTCTGCCGACTTTGAGAAGTATTTAATCGTCCAGACATTCGGTTCCTCTACGGCGACCTTCATATTCATTGGCCTGTCTGTTTCATTTGCTATCTGCTCCCCCAAACTCATATAAATTCCATTGGGCAGTTTGAATCTGTCGGTTGCAGCAATTACGATATTTACATCCGCACCATCAGTATCATTTGAATCCTGCAAATCATAGACCAATGCACTACCCCTGAACGCCGGCGGTAGGGTATAAAGCACCCTTGCAGTGGCATTTGCATTGTCATACGTTGCCCCATTATAGACTGGCGTAATATAAACCGTCCCACCTGTGCAATTAACCGGAATAGTCCTGTTATTTGTGAACGTAGGATAATAAGAGCCGCCAAAAGCATATTGGCCAGTATATGAAGTGCTTGGTATATTCGATGCCCCCGTCCCCGCCAGTGTGCAAGTCCAGTAGTTTGTGAAATTGGCGTCGCCATCAAGAAGTGCCTTTAATGCAGTTCCGGTCCTTGCTGTCGAACCTTTTGTTACGAACACGCCCTTGCCTATGACCGACAAGGTAAAAGTGGACGGCGAACCGGAAGCAAGCTGCTGGTATTTCGTGCTGTTCCATTCCGGGTCAGCACTTTTGGCCGTGATTATTACATTCGCATTAACGCCGTTTGTGAAGTTCGTAGTAAGGGTTGCGTAATTGTTCGTCTGGATATTAGGGGGCCATAGATTGTTTCCGTCGTTATCTGACCCATAAATGCTTCTTATAATCTTGCAATTCCTTATTACGGCCAGAGGCCCTATCCCCTGCGACCGCACAGAGGGGCCATTTGTGTTGCCGTCCGCGAAAGAAAAATACGCTGATGTTGCGGGTTTGTTTATTCCTTCACTTCCACAATTCCTGATTTCCACATTTTCTGCAACACCGTTAAAATAGGCATTTACATCACCTGTTCCTCCAGGATTTCCTCCTGCTTGATAATAATCACCAGCGGCAAGACTACCGACCCCGCAAAGTGAATTTCTGATTGTTCCTGTAAAGCTGCGTTGAACCGCTAACGACTGTACCCCGCAGGAAAGATTCTCAATATATCCCGCTACCTTACAACTATAAGCCACACATCCCGCAAAATAAGAACCGGCCTTCCAGTTTATGATATTCGCATCAACTACAACGCCATTCAAGTCCCCGCCCATACAATACCAGCCATAGTAACCATCTGGCGACACCTGATTGACGTATTGATGCCAATTAACCCCATCCTTGAACGTGCCTCCTATTGTAACATTCTCAGCCGCCCGAAATGCCTGGCCTGTTGTATTGACATTCCGCCAGGCGCCATTTGAATTTGTATTGAAAAATACAGGGACAGAACCGTTATATAACGTCGCTATCGCAGTCCCCTCAAGATTGGCATTCACTATTTTTAGACCATCACCATAACCACAATTTATGTCAAGGCCGATATTGACCGGCACGGAAGGCCAAGTCCACGTTTTTGAGGGCGAGCCGGTATTCCTGATGGTTATTCCGTTTATGTGAACATCGGGATTCGTAATCTGAACCGTTGAACCCATAGAGGCAGTTATGATGTTTGAGCAGGGGTCGCCGTTAAGACCCACTATATCAACGCCTGCCGTATCTAAAACCAGTTTCGGGCCGGTCGCCGAGTTTGCGCCGTTCACATCGAAAGTCCCCGCAATAAAAAGCGTCCTTCTTGTCGCGGGCAGAGTCCCCATACTGGCATTTCTGTCCGAACTTTTCAACCAGGCGTAAGCGTCAATAAGGTTTTGGTCAGGATAGACAACCATACAACCAGCGTGTGCATTGGGGTCGGCCAATCTCGCAGGCAGGGTATTCGGGTCGTAAAACCTGCTGTAATTTACATCTACTACCCTCTTCGCCTCGGCCATAATCGCATCATCTGCGGTCTTGTTGTAAAAGTTGTTGGAAATCACAGCATTGACTTCTATGGCTGGGGTATTTGAATCCCATTTCTTGCTGTAATTGGCATCGTTCGCCGCCTTAGTCTGGTAGGCGGCTATGAGAGAATTGATATACGTCGCATTGTACCAATTGCCTGTAAGCAAGGAATTAACATCAGTTGCGCCGGCTGCGATAGCTGCGCCAGCGTTATCTCCTTTAAGAATCAAGCCAGTTGTTGCTATACTTCCACTGCCTCCCCCTTCTTCACAATGGCAAAAACCATTGGCATCTCGGACAAGGAACCCGTTGCAATCACTCGAGCTGGATATTCCTTTGAGCCCGTCTCCACCCGAATTCAGTTTATTTGGAATATCAGCATTAACGATCGAAACAAATAACATTGCAAGAAAACCCGCAATAATCATTTTCGCCGACTTCATTTTCCATGCTCCTTAATAAAAATCAGCAATCAAAAATCAGAAATCAGAAATCAAAATTAACCGCCTGTTCCCGTATAAACACAGTAAATATGGTCGGTGTACCACCAGGTCCCGTTCGTTATCTCGACCTTGACAAATTCAGTCCCCAGACCCAGCCACCAGACCTCGATGATATCGACGCCGGTAACATCCGAATCGGGCAATCCCTCGACCGGCCAGTCCCAGTCCACGGCAGTCGCGGCATCCGCCCATTTGTAGTTCGGGTCCGCCAGTCCCGAGCGGAATTGCGTGCCTGAATTCGGGTCCCGGCTTAGCTGCGTGGTTCCGATTCCAATAGTGGCCCCGACGACCCGTTTGATTCCGCCGTATTTACGGGCCGCGAAGACATTCACATCGAACGAACCCTGTGCCGGGTCATTGCCGTCCTTGCCGTGCGCGTAGCAGGCGAGGCAGTGGTAGGTATTGCCCGGATTGACCGGATACCAGTTGGCATCGGCCATCTTGTCATCCCAGGTCTTCGTCGCCGCCGCTAACGGAGTATCGTTGGCATCCGCCGACTTGACGAGCAGCCAGCCGTGCTGCGATGAGCCGATATAGGCGATTTCGTTGAACGATTCGTAACTCTTCGAGTCGGCGTATGCGGCCCCGGCAATCATCAAAAACCACAGGCATATCGTTAATGGAAACAACCCGAACCCGCCTCTCCATTTTATGGAGGGCGAGGTCTCGACATCGGCTTTGCCGATGGCGGATTTGTTTTTATTCTTCATCTTAATATCTCCGAAGAATCTGTCTGATTTTTCATTTTGCAGACCCGTTTATTATGGAGCCAATCCATTTTATGAGCGGAACGGCGATATATGCGAGCCAGGTCCCGCCGATTATGGTCAGTATGCCTACGGCATATTTTTTTATCTTCATCAGTCCCCTGATTTCCTCGCAAATTCCCATCTTGTCTTCTTTTTCACTGCCGTGAAGGTTGCACTGATGTTCGTCTAATTGTTTTTGGTGTTCATCTAATTGTTTTTGATGCGCCGGGCATCGTTCGCTAATGGCGCCGATGGTCTTTTGGATATTCGATACCATATCGAATAAACCATCGAAATTTTTCCCATCTTTTGCCATTTATGATACAGTTCAATTTAATCCAATACACATTCCCCCTAAACCACGGCGGATCCAGGGAAGGAGGCCCCCGTACCAGGCCGAGGCGCCTGGTACGGGGTTGTCGCAGTCCGCGACTGATTGTGGTTAGCTTAATGTCGCGTGGGCGCCGTATTGCCAGTACCCATATCCTACGTTGCTTATTCGTTTAACACCGTAGAGGTGCCGATTGTTCTTGAACTCTTCCTCGGAACCTTCAGCGAGAGCATCGACAGATAGCGGCTCCTCTTCCTGAACGATGAACGGCTTTGCAGGCGCATCGGTTCGGAATACTGAAAATACGTCCGTCCACGTCAGTCGCGAGTTGGCGGCGATGGATATATTGAATCCATCCGCCTTCAGCGCCACGATTGCGTTCGTCTCGCCCGATGACACCGTCGGTTGGATTATCCCCTGCGCCAGATAACCCCAGAGTGCCGGGCTTGTCATTACAAGGAACTCCTTCGCGTTGTCGTTAATCGGCTCACCCTGGTCATCTTTATACCCCAACATGTAGGCGACGACCCCTAAAATGGCCTTGACCGCCTCGGCTGATGTCGGTGCGGCCGGCGTGGTGACGTTCAGTGTAGGGACCTGTGCGGCTGCTAAAAGGTTCAATTGTGTCCCGCTCTCGCCTTCCGAGTGGTCAGTATCGAAGAAGACATGGCCGTCGTAGCAGTACCCGCTCGTTGTTCCTGTCCCGTTTGCGATCAGGGTGCTGAGTAACTTGGCGTCATGTTCCGTCGCCCTCTTCGCCAGTTCGGCGATTCGGACCGCTATCTGGCCCGTCTTGTCCCTGCGGATCCAATCGATGAGGATCTCCAGCGTAGCTTCCCACGTCTTGTTCGTGATGGTCATTCCGTTCTCACGGAACCCTTTTGCCTGCCTTCCGCCGACCCATTCCCGCAACGCCGGCACCATGCCGAGCCATTTATACGTCTCGGATTCCTGGTCTGAGTCCATCAGCATTGATACCCTGCCGACCCACGATGCACCTGTGGCCGCCTCTAAGGCGGCGTAAAACTTCCCGATTATCGCCCTTGATCCTAATCCCGCTGCTCCCATGTTTATGTCCTTTCTCGCCCTTGGCGAAGTCTCGCCCCTTAGGGGGCGGACAAAAATTAGTATTTAGTTTTTAGTCGTTAGTCATTAGTTGTTGGTCATTTGTCTTTTTACATTTTTATTTCGGGCAACAAAAAAAGGGCCATCGAGATGTCGGTCCCGACAGACCTTTTTTTGCCTTTAATATCCTGCCCCTGCCGGGTACAGGATCAAAGCCCGATATTCACATTTCAAATCTGTTCATTGTTCCTTGTTCATTGGCTATGAACCATGAACTCATTGCTATGAACTAAAACCTACTCGCTCGCCCACGTCCCGCGAATGTTGTTGATATTCCAGCCGGTTGTCCCGTTCATGGCGAGTTTGATGAAGTCGCCGCGTCTCGCCCCCGCCGCCGTATTCCCGATCTTATGCCCATCGGCATTTGCAGCCACTCCGCAACCGCCGGCAAGAAGGTCCGCGTTGTCCGGGTCAACCTCCACAAGCACCAGGCCATCCCCACCGGCATTGACGACCGTTAACTCGCCAGCGCCTAATATAGTTGTCCCGATGCAAAGCGTTACCACCACCCCGGTGGTATCGACATAGATTATCTTGCCGTTATCTGTGATGAGCGACGTATAGTTGGCGCTTTTGAGGATGCGGTTGGGATTATCGCCGAACTGGTCGAACCCTCCGACATCCAGCTTGACGACGCCGTGTGTTGCATCGACGTATCTTTCCAGTCTGCCGATATAGGAATTGGGTCCGCTGGCGTTCGCCCCGACCATTGTGAATGTGGCGTCATCCGAGGCATAGACCGGCAACCCCACGTCGGTAATATACACCGCGGCAATCGGGACCTGTATTCGTCCTTCCACGAGGAGTTTTATGTTCTTGGCGCCCGCCGCCCCAGCGGAGTTATCGCACTTGTCCATGCAAAAGCCCCGGAACCTGTCACCCGCAACAAGGGGTCTTCCGTACCCGGCCGATGTTCCGACCGCCGAACCTTCCCAAACTATGTCCGTGACAATGCACGGAATCGACCCGATACTGCCTACGCTTTCTATGATCGGGACATCTGCTGCTGAAGTTGTCATTGTTTATCTCCTAAAAAAATTTTGTCATTCAAATTTATTGTACCCCCCATATCCTGATTTCCGCAGGGAATCATTTGGGGGGTTTCAAATCCGCATTATTTTTGGGCGTAAACTTTGCAATCGCCTCATCCGCCAGTGCGCCCCTGATCTTGTCGCCGGCCCCGTACGCCCTCTGCCTGTAGCTTTTCAGGCAGGCGAGAGCTGATGGGTCATCCGCCCTCAGAACAAACGGCCTCGCATTGACATCGGCTACAGGTTTGGCGGCTATCCTCGCATAATGCCCCACGATCGGCTCGACGTAAGGGTCCGTCATTGGTATGCTGAAGGTCGGCGCCTTTTCCACTTCCGCTACCGCCGGCCTCCGCTCTTCCGCCTTCTTCTGCTCTTTTGCCATTTTCAATCTCCACTTTTTCGGTTCGATTTTTCGTTGCCTACAAAACAAAAACTACAGATGCTATTCCTTACGCAAAACTACAGATGCTATTCCTTACGCGACATTATCTTCACTCGGCCCGCCGCATCCGCCTTTTTGAATGCGACGTATTCCCTCGCGTTGCTGAACTCTTTCTGCAGGTCCGCCGAATCGGCGAATTCCTTCTCCCAGCCATCCGGCGTTGTCGCAATTGTTTTGCCCTGATTGTTCTTTTTCGCTGCGTCGTCGGAGAACGCCTGTATCGCCGGGTCCGCCGGCTTTTTCGTTTCAGTTGTCTTTGCCGCCTCTTCCTTCAACTTGGCGTTCTCCGCGGCTAATTTCGAGGTATAGGCCGCCGTCGCCGCCTCGAGTGTGGCGCCCGCCTTGAACTGCTCGAGACAGAAGGTCGGGTCGGCGCCGAACCGCTTCTCGAACTCGGCGAACTGGTCCCGCACCGCCTTTTCGCCCTCAACCTTCCCCTCCGCCTTCGCTTGTTCTGAACCCAATTTTGTTGCCTTGGCAAAAACCTCGGCCCAAATATCCGGGTAGTCCGCCGCGAAGGTCTCGGCCGTCAATTTTGTCTTTGTTTCCATTTCCTGTCCCCTTTCAAAAATATCGAATCTTACATCCTCGTTTTTATCGAAGACTTCTCCGCTTGTCCTGTTATCAGCCCCGAGGCAGCACAAACTGACCTCGTATATCGTCGATTTGCGAAACACCGTCCCCGGCCCATCCAATTTCCGGCCGTTGACCATTACGCTTGACCCCTGCTCCACCCTCTCGATTATTTCAGGCACGTTGTATATCGAGGCCTGCATGGGGAACCCCTCTACCATATCGTTGCGCATCTTCTGTGCCGGCTCGCTCGACAGGAACTTTCCCTCGACTACTACCACATCTGAGATGTCCTGCATCGTGGTGAACCCCAGCCGGACGCTGGTTGCATGATCTTCGATTACGGGCGTCTTTTTCTTGTCAAATTTTTCGCCTGACAGGTCGAACGCGAGGTTCCCCCAGTACCAGTGGTTTTTGATGACCTCGCCCGAATACGCGACAATCCGGAACTTCTGATTGCTCGCACCCTCGCCGTCTGTGAACCCCACAATCGTGGTCTCCCGGAATATGCACGCCTTCATGGGCGCCGTATTGCTTTTTGCCGATTCGTTTATCTCTGTGACCTCTGTGTTCTCTGTGGCCATCATTTTGTCCTCAATTCGTTATCTGTATTTTTCCCGCCGTCTGGTCCGTCACATCCAGCAAGTTATTTTCCTTGAGCAGTTTTTTCTCTTCGCCGAGTTTATTCGCAATATCTTTATGGTCATTGCCCTGCCGTGCGCAGATGATTGCGCGTGTAATAGTCGTATTTTTCAATTGCTGCTCATCCGCTATGGCCTCCTTGTACGGGTCAACGTAGGGCCAGCGATTACAAAGCACTTCATGCCTGAACCAGTCCGCCGGCCGGCCTTTGAGCAGTTTTGTTTCTATCAGCCGGCCTATTCCCCACAGCCATATCCGCGTGGCCAACGGCTTTTCAACGAAGTCCTGCTCCGCCTCCCAGTGCTCCTGCGCCTTCTGGTATGCGATGCGTGTGTTCATGAACGTAGCGCCAGAAAAATCCAGCGTGACTAACATCATAGGCATGCAAAGCGGCCTGCCTATAATTGAAAGCATCCTCGCCACGAACGGGTCAAAGGTCGTCCCCGGATATGCCTGACCTATCCCTGTCGCCGATTCGCCCGGCCTGCCGTACATAATCGTTCCCGGCTCCAGCTTCTCATGCTTGATCCCTTCATCCGTCTGGCCCGACGATTCAACACCGCCCGTATATCCCGCCGTCGGCAGTCCTGTATTTTCCTGTGCGACGAACACGCTGAAACAGGCATTCACCTTCATCGCCACTAAGGTGGCATCGACGATGCCGGTCAGGTAATCGAGGTATTTTATCGAGGGCGTCAGGACCGGCTCGCCCCTTGAATAAGAGACCCGTTCGGGATTGAAGATATGATGGACCTGCGCAACCGGGTAATTCTGCCACGAATCCGGCTGGATATATCCCCACTTGTTCGGCTGGCCGATATAGTAACCTATTACCCGGCGGGTCTGTTTGCTATAGGCAACGCCGTTGATTATATCGAAGTTTTCCGGCCTCGCCTTTCCCCACGGCGTTCCTATCTGCTCGCCCTCGCACAACTGCAGATTGTCCTCGTTGAATATAACGGCGGCATCCCCATCGCGGCGATATGAAAGAAACCCTGTCCTTTGCAACTGTTGTGCGTTGAATCTCCCCGTCAAATCGCATGGTTTATCGATGTAATTTTCCTTGAATGCCGCCTCCGCCTCTTCGTTCCACTTCTCGTCTTTGGAGCGGGCCTCGACCTTCGGCCCTGATCCGACAACGGCGTTCATTTCAGTCCGCAGCATCCCTATCGCAATCGGGTTATTGCGGGAGAGGTCGCGGGCGATCTCGCGGAGCTGTGCAAGCGAAAATTCGTCAAGATTGAGGTCGCCCGTCCCGCCGGCGAGATTGCGTTTTGTGCGGGTGCGATGCCGGTCAAGGATCTCATATGCCTGGCGGAAGGCGTGGCGCTTATAGGCCGCCTTCGGCGATATAACGCCTATCGCCCTGTCGAGCATCTTTCCGAAATCGAATTTTTGTTTTACTTCGTACATCCTTCGTTAAAACTCCGTCCCCTGCTGATTCCGCCAGGGGCGAAATCAAATCGCTGGGGACTCGGCCCCCGGTTGATTTCGCTTCAAGGTCGCGAAATCACCGCACCGGGGACTACGTTCTAATTCACTTCGTTTCATTAGAACTCCGCAACCGTTCTTGACATCGTCGCTGTCGAGTTGATTCTGTTCTGGCAGTCGGTTCGCATCTGTCGAAGTTCGGCGATGTCCGCCGCCTCATACATCCGACCATTCATTTGATACCGCTGCCCTCTGGTCAGGACCGCCGTTATCGCCGTCTCGATTTCCGCGAGCTCAGCTTCTAATGTTTTTGCCGTCATATTTTTAGTATCGTGCTTGGTTATAACGGGGGCAACAGGCTGATTACTAAACTTTAGTAACGACTTGAAAATTTATTTTTCGATAGATTTGAAGGTATTTTTGCATTTGAGGCATTTATGATAGCGAATAGGCAGGTGTGAACTGTCATAGACCCTTGTTTTTTCCGATTTGCAGAATGGGCAATTGACCCGGCTATAAATCACCGTCGGATATAATTCCTCGGTTTTCCTGGTCGGGACAGGTTTTCCCGCGGTCCCCGTCTTTTGTTTGGCGGGAAGGTCTAATTCCGGCAGGTCGTCGAGAAATCCATTTCCCATTTTTTAATCCCGCCACTAAGACACTAAGGCCCTATCCCGGCACGCCGGGATTCCTGGTGACTTCGCGCCTTTGTGGCTATGTTAATTGCGGCAAATCGCTTAAAAATCCCTTTCTGTCTTCCCTGTCCTCGAGCTTTATTATCGGGGGCGCCGGTTCCGCCTTCGCCCTCATATTCTGTATCCCCTTATAGAACGCCGCCGCGGTGGCATAGACCGCCGTATCGAAGAAGTGCGTCGCCGCTCCCCTCGATGCCGGCTGCCAGACGTATTTTTTCAGCCCTGTTTTCCTGTCCGTGATGGGTACAAGTTTTTCATTCGTGAACTCCGTGGCGTAATAACTCGGAATTTCGGCGTAGAATTGCGTCATTGGCGGGCGGACCAGTTTCGGCTTGCCGCCCGCCGCATCCTCCTCATAGGTCGGCTCCGCCCAGCTCGTCACCTGGTTCTTGAAATAGTATGTATCAATGATAATAAGCTGCATGCCCTTATACCACATCCGGGAATGCCGGCTCCTTATTCTCCGTTCCGTAGCGACCTCGAGATCGCTCATCCTCAACGGCTTCATCAGCGGCCCCTCTTCTCCTTTTATCGGGATTGTTATTCCCGGCCTTCGCCGGCAATAATTATAGACATCATCCGGCTCGAACCCTGAATCGATGAACGCGCAGCAGGGTCCGAGCGGCGATTTCTGGTCCGCCGCCGTGCCATCTGACCATGGGAATGGCGTCCCGAATATCCGTTCATCGAACTCATCGAAGTTGCTCGCCCAGCCGGAATCGATAACGTAGTTCTTGCCCGCTATCTTTTTCTTCTCTCCTTTTTCATCGGTCACATATTTATCGAGTGCGAACCCCCTCACCTCGAAGTCGATTCTTATAATGCCCTTGACCTCGCTTTTATGGTAGTCCGCCCCGACCGTAAGCATAACGCAGTCGGCGGGCACCGTATGCGCCGAGAAAAATCCTTCAAGCTTACGGACATCCGATGCCCTCAATTGCTTGCCCTGCGGCTCGTACGGCTCGCCGTCGTATGCGTTTGAAAAGTCCATTCTTTTGCCGCGTGCAATTCCCTCTTCGGTATTCGCCTCGAACCATGCCGCCATAATCCGGCACCATCTGACCAGCTCGAACGGGCTGACTACCGACGATATCGCAAACCCGCTCTTGCGTTTCGTTCTTTTCGGCTCGCCTTTTGTTTTGCCGTTGGCGTCGAGGAAAAGGCCCTCCGGCAGCCAGATACCGGCCGCGACTAATTTCGGCTTCTCTATTTCCTCGATTTTTTTCCCGCAGACCTCGCATTCGTACCAGACATCGTTTTTTGCGATGATTTCGTCCGGCTCTCTCAACGTCTTCGGCACCCGGATTTGAGAGCATTTCCAAACCCGGTACTCGCCGCAGTGCGGGCAGGGTATGTAATATCTTTGCATATTCGAGTCATCGTATGCCTGGTAGATATACCCGTTTCTTGTCGTCGGCGTGCAGGCCATTACTATTTTCCTGTCCCACCAAGTCGTAGTCCTTTTCTCGCCGAGGTCGATGGGGTTCGCCTCCCGTCCTGAGAACGGCGGGTATTTGTCCGGCTCGTCGAAAAATAGATAGCGGATCGATTTCTGGGCGAGTGCGGCGATTGACCCGGCGGAGGCGAAGTATATGGTCATGCGGTCCAAGTTATAGAAACTGCCCTGCAAATCACGCGGGGAGCCGGTGGTATGTTTTGTGAGCTGCATACTGTCGTATATCATCGGCTTGATTTTCTTCTCTCCGACGAATCCGATATCGTCCTCAGTCGGCACAACCACCAGCGTCGGCCCCGGGTCCTGGTCGATAATATAACCCTGCATATTTTCAAGCGTCGTCGTCTTGGCGACCTGGGTCCCCGACATTATGACAATCCATTCGACCTCCGAATCCGTGAAGGCATCCATCGGACCGCGCATATAGGGCGTTATCTCGGAACTGTATTTGCCGGGAAACGCCCCTTCCGCAGGAAGATAGCGGTACTTGTCCGACCACTCGGTGACGGTCAATCTCTCCGGCGGCGCAAACGCCGCCCGCTCCGAAGGAGACCAGACTTCGCTTGATGATTGCCTGCCCTTCGCAGCCCTCGGCGTAGAAGGGTCTGTTTCAAATAACGTCTTCGTTTTCTCAAATCTTTTTGCCATGAAACTCTAAGCCCCTAAGTTTTTAATTAAAAACCTAAAATTATCCTTTGTGCCTTGGTGACTTTGTGGCCAATTTCTAATTCCCGCAGCAAAACTCTCCAGAATCTGCCTGTTGTCCGTATCGATTATCGATTGCAACTGTTTGAGGTCCCCGCCGGCAGCCCTCAATAAAGGCGCCAGCTTCCTGCCCTGTCCCGTCAGTGCGCGTTTCACCATTGTTATCTGCGCAATCGACTTCTGCTCGACATCCTGCCGTGCTATATACTCGCCCTGTTTGCTTTTCAGTTCGTAATCTAATAGTTTCGCCTTGATGTCCTTTATATCCGCCGAGGCGATTTTTTCGCGCTCCCTGTGCGGGTCTGGTTTTATCTCCTCGGCATTCGCGTACAGTTTCAAATCGCCTTTGCGATACGTCTTGCACCTATCTCGCAGAGAGGTCGGCAGTCCCTTTTTCTCCCAGCGCCATAACGTTTTTTGCGAGACATCCGCGAACCTCGCCGCCGACTTTTGCCCGACGATTATCTCGGAATCAATGGCCGAAGCCGCGTCAGGGAGATGAGGGGGGCGGCCCTTCTCGTGACTCGTGACCCGTGACTCGTCGTTCGCAGATTTGGTTTTGGCATCCATGCCGTTTTCTTTCAAATTCACCCCGTTAGATAGACGGCAACGGCTTTATCTCACGGGGTAAACAATGCCCCCTGTCCAATTTTCTGTTCGGCGACCGGCACGCCTGTTTCAACCGCCTTCACTTCGACCTCGGCCTCTTTGAGCCGTTTTTCGGCAATGGCCACGTAGTCCTTTTCAATCTCTATCCCGATATACCGCCATCCCCCCAATTTCGCGGCGACTAACGTACTCCCGCTGCCCGCGAACATATCGAGAATTACGCAGGGCGTCGTTTGACCGTAGCCCCCTATCTTGTTTTCTCCGAAAACATGGGGGGGAGGCGTGATTAACCCAATGAGGTATTTCATAAGGGCGATGGGCTTGACTGTGGGATGAAAATTGGTTCGTTTGTTGACACCCCTGTTTCGTGGATTATCACCCCCGGGATTACCTTCTTTCCTGCCTTCGTCCATTTGCCTTTCATCCTCACCCTCCAATCCCGCATCCCTCTCTGCCTTGCTCGCCTTCGCACAGTAAAAAAACCGGGCAGCAGAACCGGAAGATTTCTCACTATTACCAACTCCACCAAGTCCAAACATAGATGTCCCTGAATATCCTGTATTTGTGCCAAAATGCGTCGAGGTCTGCGGAAACATCTCCACCACCCCATCAGAGCCATCGTGGATTAAATTGGCAGGAAAACGACCAAGAGATTCCGATTTAGCAACTTGCCCTTTACATCTCACTATTTTTGATTTTACTGCCTCTTCATTATGACGCCACGGCCTATCCCATCCCTCAGAAGCCGATGTGCTTCCTGTTGTCATTCCGCCGTTCAATTTATCGTTTGTCCCCACCCTGCACCCATCCACATTTATCCCGCCCGTCCCCCACTTCAAGACATTCTCGGCTATTGTCTTTTCGCTTATCGGTTTTCGGGCAAGACATACCGGCTCGTGGGCGGGTTTCAAAGCAGTCCCCCAGCCAGACCATTGAACAGCGGCGGGGGTAGTAGGTTTTGTTTGCAAATTATGTGTTGTCTCTCCTGATTGACATTTACCCGCACTATCCCGCATTGCTTCATCGCTTGCAAAATGACAAGGTTTGCCATCACCGTAAATTCTTACCCCAACAACTTCTCTTTCCGCACCTACTTGCTTATCAATCGCCTTGCTAATATCCAAACTTTTCGGGAAACCAGAGCCATAAATCCATTCCACCATATCCCGTATCTCAAAACCGGCATCCTCAATAGCACAGGCCATACGGTGATATGTCCGTGAGCCGCCGAAAGCCAAAAGGTGTGCGCCCGGCTTCAATATCCGCAAAACCTCACGCCACATATCGACGTTATAAGCGATACCTGTATTGTCCCACGACTTGCCCATAAATCCGATATTGTAAGGCGGATCGGTAACTACATTGTCGATGCAGTTGTCCGGCCAGCCGGCCATAACCGTTCGACAGTCACCACAAACGATTCGATTTATTGGCAGTTCATTCATCTTCGTGTATCTTCGTGCCCTGAGAAATTCCAAAGGAATTTCCAGGACTTGGTCCGGTTTTTGATTTCAATTTCAGTGAGTCGTCCAGCCGGACGCCCTGCCGGGCGAGGATTCTTTCGAGTGCGATATTGTGATTCAAAAGCGACGCTATCTCCGCCGTTGTCAACTTGTTTCGCTTTCCTTGTTCAACCTTCAAATCTTCTAACTCCTGTTTTCTGTCTTCTATCTCCTTTCGCATTGCCTGATATGCCTTCTCCCTGATGATTCTCAATCCAAATATTTTCATAAAACACCCTTTATTCCCACCACGAAGAACACGAAGGTGCACGAGGCTTTGAAACCTAAAACTTTCCTTCATGTTTCTCTATGCCCTCTGTGGTGAATTATTATTTTGGCCATCTCAAAAGCCCGTCAATTGCCAGGGCCAGGAACATAATGTCCCTTACAACGAACCACGGCCCGCCGACGGCAAAATGCGTGAAGAGCGACAGCCCATTGCCCGCTATCCAGAACCAGAAACATCGTCTGTCCTTGCGATTGATGAGCCAGACGCCCCAGGCCAATAACAAAGTCGCAACAATCTCAAGAATGTTTACTATGCTTAACCTTCCTTTTCCCACGATGAATTGTGTAACTATGAGTCCGGCATCTTTTGTAGTAATTCATAAAATACAGTCCCAAATCCAAAAAACTGCCGCACCCGCATTTCGGACAGACTTGTTCGCCGTTATTGCCTCCGCCAACAGGTCGCCTGTTGGCGAGATCTCGCCCGTCCATAAAGGACGAGGCGGACCACGAGCATCTTGCGCAGACAAATCTCCCGACCGAGTCGGGGAATCTAACTGGGTCCGGAGGATGGGCGAGATAAAATTCGTAATCATTGTGCAGGCCCATGTTTAGTCGTTAGTCGTTAGCGGGCGAGCTCCTTCAGTCTTTCAAGCTGGCTTTCGCTGTCTTGATTCTGGTTTTAATCGCTATTTCCGTCTTTGCCATTTTGTCCTTCCTTTCTTATTATTGATGACTATTGACTAACGACACGGGCCATTCACGCCTTCTCGCCCATTCCGGCCAAAGATTCATATCTCCCGTCACTTTGCCGTCGATTTTGAGTTTCTTGACAAAGACCGGGACTTTCGCCGTATCACATTGTTCTATAAGAGATTTGACCCATTCGATTTTACACGGCCTTCTCTTTGGTCCCGTCTCACATCCGATGATTAACCATTCTATTTGTCGTTTGTCGTTTATGGTTCGCAGTTCGTTGAGTTTCAAATCTATCGGCCCCAGAAGCGGCTCGCAGGAAATAAACCGGACCGCGGCGGGGATTTGACAAAGCATCTTAGCCCGGTCAAGATGCTTATCATTTTCAATCGTCACGCCGAGCCATATATTTTCGGGAAATTTCCCGCTTTCCATAGATGCATTAAAGGGTGAATCGCCCCGCCAATGTTCGCCAACCCAGTCAAGCCAGAGTGGTATTCTTTCCGGCCTTTTTGTCAGGACCTGATAAGTATGGCCGGGGTCAACAAGCAATGTATCATCCCCTTCCCTTTCCGCCTTTTTGTTCGGCCATCGCCAGCTGCACATCACATCAAAAACACGGGTTATAAACTCAAACGGCACCTTCTCATAAAACAAGTCCCCCATCGAGCAGACGAAGATATGCCTCGGCTTTCGCCAGTGAAGCGGCTGCTCCAGTGCTTTTTCATCATAGAAAACTCTGCCCGTCCAGGTCTGTCTGCCGCCAAGAGAGTGACCTTTGGTCGTTATGACCCTGCCATATTTTTCCAGACCCATCGCTGCTAATCGAATCGCCATTTTTTCGGCATAGCATTTTGCGCATCCCTCGGAAACTTTAGAGCAGCCGACGACCGGGTTCCACGTCGATTCAGTCCATTCAATCCTTGTCTTATCGCTCATATCGCAATCCTCGGCCCTGAGAAATCTCCTTGAGATTTCCAGGACAAAAGTCTCGGGAAATCCGAGGCACTATTATTGCCCCCGGCGCCTCACGGACGAATCCTGTGGCCTTATCCTGCTTTGAATTATTCGCCCACGCCTTCCACCCGCCGATTCTAACGGCGGAATAAAAAACATTCGCCGTGAATTGAGTATCTTTGCAAACCACTATCGCCTCCCGCAAAACCGCATCCACAATTTCTCTCGGACAGAATTGCAGCCAGTACCCGATATCGTGAAGTATCACAGCAAGGGTATATTTGCCATAAGGCGGGTACAGCCACCACAAGGATCGCGGAATAGAGCCGAGGTCTGTAATGAAGTTTTTGGGGACGTGGATTGTCCTTTTCGCAACTTCGGACCAGTAGTAAATATCCGTCCTGACTACCCATTCACGAGGACTGCCCGGAAATGGCGTAATTAAAATATCCTCTACCGGTGTTAGGAATCGCGCTTTCATATTTTATAATTATCCGCCAGGCAGAAAATGAAAACTTCTGCCTGGCGAGATCTCGACACTTTGTGGCGGACCCCCGGTTTATCCGGGGTTTATTCCTCTTGTTTTCTTCCCGCGAATAGCGACGTAACCAAGAATTACCAGTGTCAACCAATTCGCTTTCGGAATCCCCAAAGGTGTCCAGGCCATATAAGTTCCGGCTATTGTATCAATGGCGGCAAGGAAACCTTCGGCCTGATCCGGTTGTATCAATTCGGTATCAATCGCCGCCTGCGTGTAAATATTGGCCTGCTTACTAACCTTCTCCACTTCTGATAGAGTAACATCTGCTCGCACCTTGTTGGCCTCGACCGTTGCCTTATCCACCGTCGCTTTTATCTTCAAAGATTCAGCCAGATTGGTCTGTAAATCCTGCGACTGTTGAGATGTACATCCGCCGACCGAAAACAATCCGGCCAGCATCAGCGTAATTGTCATAATTCGCATCTTCATTTTTGTTCTCCTTTTTTTGCCATTGAATGATTAAATCACTAATCGAAAATTCGTATATCGATGTATCGAAGTGAATCCCCGTCCTGTTTCACCGCCTTTAATGCTTTATTGGGCATTGAATCACTTCACTCACCAACATCGAATAATCCTTTTTTCTCTTTTAGACAATGCGGGCTAATAAACAGCTGCTCCCTGTGTCGGTTTATACTGCCTCTCGATTTTGCGTTGGAGTAGCCGCCCCCCGCCGACCACGCTTCAAATATCCAGCCATTATCCAGTAGCGTCTTGTATTCATCATCGTAACCAGCGGCAACAATGCGATAGTTAGGATTCCTGCCGCGTTCCAAACACCACACCTCAACATCCTTTGCTATGGTCATAGAATCTTGCTGGTAAATCGCCTCATCTCTCCCGCTCGTCGCGTATGGTGGGTCAAGGAATATGCCGACTGGTTTGTTTCCGTCCTGCCAGTTACCACCGCAAACCCGCGACCAATCGCCGCAGACAACTTTGATATTTCGCAAACGCCTCGATAGTGCGTTAATCCACTCGTAAACGCCCGCATCGCGGGGAAGGTGCGATATCTTGCTTGTGATGCCCTTATTTTCGATAAGGTGCGGTATCTTGCTTGTTATGCCCTTATCGCCGGCAAGGTGCGGTCTCGCATTTGGGCGGGTAAGGCCCGAACCAATCCAGCAACTTGCCGCCCAAACCCAATATCCCGCAAGTTTGGCGTCGTGCCATTCGGGGTCATTTTGCAGATTGTTTATTAAATATCCCTCGTTTTCTGTAAGGATTTTGCGGCGGGCGTTCAAATCAGCGTGATTAACCGGCCAATCACACCACCGAGCGACCTCGTCGGGCGAAAACGCTATCGACCTCCAAACATTCGCGACAAAACCATCCTTGTCATTTACAATTTCGTAAATCTTGTTGAGTTTTGTCGGTGGACGTTTTAGCAAAACCGCACCACTGCCAAAAAATGGCTCAATGTATTGTTTAACGTCCCCAAGATACGCCCAAACCCTGTCAGCTACCTTACCCTTGCCGCCGAAATACGGAAATGGGGCTTTAAGGGCTTTGTCCATCACAACATCTTTCGTTGGTTTATCTGTCATATTTTTACCTTTGGTGCGTCAGGTGATTCATTGCCCTTTATTGCCCGCCAAGATATTGATATCCTTTTTTCCCCCGCCAACAATTTCCAAAAAATCATCCAATTTCATTTTTCCTCTCCTTTTTTTGGGCATTGAATCACTTCACTCACCAGCACGACGAGTGCGTTGCCATTCTGATATTTTGTTCAAAGCAATTCTAACTTGTTCAGCATCAAAGTATCGTCTTCCGCCTTTTTGTTTATTTGGATTTACACTGTATTTTCCAGTCCCCACAAACGGGATTCGTCCTGATTTTGCCAGTTCATCGAGAAATTTTTGGGGCAGTCCCAAAAAAGCAGACAACGATTCTAATGAATCATATCCTCTCACAAATAACCTCCCTTTCTTTGAGTATCTTTACCACTTTTTGATAATCTTCTGGGGGTAATTCTGGAGGTTGTCTAAACCACAATTCCAAAAGCATATCATTGGATAATTTGCTAAAATTTATTGACCACAATTTTTCTTCGCTTTTTTTATTCATATTTTTCTTTCTGGTGTGTCAGCTATATCATTGCCTTTTTTTGCCGCTAAGGCACTAAGACATAAATCACACCACAAAGACGTAAATTTCTTTTGTGATTCGGGGTCTTCCTGATAAAAGGTTTGGCCACAATGTCCAAGACATTTGCGTTGAATTTGTCCTGTTGTAAGCCGTAAATCACTCAAATCTCCGTTGCAAATTGGACATTGAGCATTTGGTTCATAATGAATTTTTTCAAATACGATAATTTTTTGACTATTGAACATTTTCCAAACCTCAAATCTAAAATCATTTTGCCTTTGTGTTCTTTATGTTTTTGGACCTTTGAACTATTCGTCAGGATTTCCGTCAGGTTCGAGAAATCCATCACTCAAATCAGGCCCCGCGTCACGTCTGGTTCGGGACTTTATGCAATCGTGTTTTACCAGACATTTTTTGTTCATCGGGTCCCACAGCCGGCACTCGCTATTTCGGTGTTCGCAGATATGCGGCACGCCCCACATTTGCTCCGTTGTCAATGGTTTACACAGCATTTTTCGCCTCCATTTTGTTCTCAATATCTTTGAGTGTTTGTGTAATTCCTTCACTTAGGGTCCCCATGCCTCCCCTGCTTGGCCTGATGTAATTGCATTCCCTCTTCAATAGAGCATAAAATAATCCTATCGGTTTTTTGCCAGCTCTTGCCCTTAATGCAATTTCTCTGACCGTTTGATATGCTTTTTCATCTGTTTTGCCAGCCGTTATTCGCTGAGCGATTATATTGCCTATGTTCTCATATGACTTCCAGTCGCTGCTCGATTTGGCGGGGATTATCTCATTGAGTTCCCGCGCAAACGAAAGCGAGGGCATGGCATTTACTCTCGAGCTCGAAAACGAAGATTTTCCCTTTCGTATTTCGTTTTCGTTTACGGAAAGCACTGCTGAAGCAGTGCTTAAGCAGTGCTTCTTTACGTCGCTTCCTATAAGCCCAGCCCTACGCTTGTCTTGCAATCTTTTCTTTGCGACCCCGATATCGCTTCTTATTGTTTTATGGAAGTATTTGCCTCCGATTTTGTTCAAAAACGCGCCGACGTGTCTCCACTTCGAGGCCAGTTCGAGTTCGCCCGTCCCGCATATCTGGGCGATATAGGCCATATCATCTTTTATCCAGCCATCATGTGTCAGCAGGTGGAACAGCAGCGCCGCGTACGGTCCTTTGACATCCGCCGGCAATGACTTGATCTCGCCATCGTATTTCCCAACCTCAATCTGGACGTATCGTATATTCATTTGAATAAAGCCCCCTGCCCTTTTCTCTGCTCTTTAACCGGCACGCCAGTCATCGCCGCCTGAATATGCCAATTGGCGATATCATAGACGTATTTTTCGCTAATTTCAATCCCGATAAAATCCCTGCCAAGCCGCAAGGCCACCTTCCCCGTCGTCCCCGAGCCGATAAAGGGATCTAAGACGATGCAATTTGCTATTTTCGATTTTCCAATTTCTATTTGACAGCCGCATTCCGTCCAGCCGATGGTCTGCGTTTCCGTGCAGTGCCTTTCGGTATCGTAATTGAGGCCTTCTGTTTTTTGAGACAGGCCCGCCCGCGTGGCAACCCTGTTTTTCTGGATAATCCTCTCTCTCGGCCTGCCGCATTTCGGGCAGTTGCCCTTCTCTGAGGTACCCGCCATTATGCACGGCCCAACCAGTTTCTCCGGGAACGTCGCAAAATGCGCCTCCGGCGTCGCCTGTGTCGTTATGGTCCATTTACTGTCAGTCGCGTTTTGTAACCATATTGTTTCACACCACTCTAACCATTCACCGAGAGTCATAGTCCAGACCGAACGACGATTACGATTCGGGACCAAACTTTTAACGGCAGCAGAAAATGATTCATTTTGTCGAGATTTGATTGCCCTCGATGAATGGTTAGGGCCTCTATCTACATCTACATAGATTCTTGAATTTGGCCCTGGCATCTTCGCCTTCGGGTTTATCCCATTCCCCCTCTCGTGTGCAGTTCCCGCAACTTCTTCTTTTATCGCCTCCGCATCAAAATAGTAATCGTGGCCCTCCCAGTGCGATTGCCTGACCCGCCCTTTAATGCACCGCTTATTACCCTTGCAACCCTTGCCCTTGCATCGTGAGCATTCAACCCATTCCCAGTCCTCACCCTCCATTCCATTTGTCCCCGCCGGCTGAACATAAACCAACTTCTCTATCTTTTCGTTCGTCCAGTATTGCGCCTCGCCCGACTTCGTCAGCAAAAACAGGTACTCGTGGCCCTTCGTGCATCGGTCGCGGCAACTCTCAGGCATCGGGTTCGGCTTATGCCAGATAATGTCCTGCCTCATCCACCAGCCATCTTGCTGCAAAGCCAAAGCCACGCGGGCGGGAATCATACAAAGGTCCTTTGGCTTCAGTGTTCCTTGTGGTTTCAATCCCATACCAATCCCGTAAACTTCTTTTTCACGCTGCCCAGATATTGTATATTGATTATTCGGTGCGGTCGGGCAAAAACCACCACCGCCGACATAGCTATCCCCCAAATTCAGCCATAGTGTCCCCCAGGGCTTCAAAACCCTGCGGACCTCCCTGAAAACCTCAACTAAATGCCGGACATATAATTCGATAGAGAGCTCAAGGCCGAGGCAACCTAACCAGGCCCCGCACTTGCGGCAAAAGCATCCGCCGGATGCGTTATATTGAGTCCCTGAATTTGTTTTTTGTTTCGGCGAATTAGGTATATCATTTTCACTTCGTGGCCTTCGTGGTGGAGAATTTTCCCAGATATGCTCACACGTAGCCCCTGCGTCGTTTTCCGCCTTTGCGGAAAGTTGCAGGGGGTCGCACGGCTCAATCTTGCCCCGGCAGATTTTCTTACGAAAATCAAACGACGCCGGGGCTGCGATTTCTCCCATCCAGATGACGGGAGAATTCTTGTAGTCTCTCAGTCCCCAGTATGGCGGACTGGTCACGACGCAATCGACGCAACTATCCGGCCACGCCTTCATCACCTCCCGGCAGTCCCCACAGATAATTTGATTTATCGGTAATTCCATCTAACTTTCTGCCACCAAGTCCCTAAGTCACTAATTATTTCTTTGGGTCTTCGTGCCCCGAGAAATCTGAAAGATTTCCGGGACTAAGTCCTTGAAATTGCTTTGCAATTTCTAAGGGCCTTAGTGGCTAAAATTCCCTTGATTATCAGCCACATTCCCTTTACCGATATCCCATCAAAGTCACAAACCATTCATCGTCCAGCTTCGCCGGGCCATCCGTGAGCGTCGCTCGTATCTGTTTTTCTTCAAGTCCTGCCATTTGCAGCAACTCCACCCGGCTTATCTCGCCGAAGGTCCGCCCCAGCGCCCGTTCCCTCGGACTCACCCGCCTTTGCCGCGATTCATTTCTCGATTCGTCCATAGGACTCCGCTTCGCTTCGTCATTCATTTTTTCGCCTCCAGCAACTCAGGATTTTTCCTTGAACCAGTCGGGAACCCGGTTTCGGCAGCCCGTATAATTAAAGATGCCAAAAAAAATCTATCAACCGGTTTGGGATAGAGCAAATGCGGCTCTCTCGCAGTTCTAAAATAACCGTCAATCTCAGTGCCGCCCTGGTCATATATCCATATTCCCCAGTCCTCCGGAATTCTAAGTTTGCCGTCCAACACCCTTTCGTCGCCGACAATAAGTATCCATTTGTTGCAAAACTGTTTGAATGTTTCAGCTTTCTCTAAGTCTCTTAGTTCCTTAAGTAAATCGTTGCGGCTGCATTTTATTTCGTATCCTGTAAGCCCAATTTCCTCTTTGTTTGAACGATAGAATGAAACTTCAATCGCATCGGCGTATCTTTCCGGCCTGACAAATCCGGCGGTTCGCCGTACGTTTTCGAGCAGTAAATACCTGCACATGCCCAGATGAAGTTTGTTTTGCCTTCTTAATGCCGCCCGAATAAGGTTGGCCTTATCACATTCACTCATCGCCTCGTCACCCCACAATCACCGTTCGGGACCAGCCATATCGCCGCCAGCCCGCACAGGACCGCCCATAAAATCCGTGTAATCCGCGTTAATCCGTGGTTGACCATAACCACCTCGATAGAAAGACTACGAACAACATCGCCCGACCCCGGCCCATATCCCCCACCTCCAACTTGGTTGCGCTTTGAATGCATCGAGCGCCGCATAAAATCCTAAGCAGCATCCCATTCCGAGTATCATTATCCGATTTATTGGCAAATTGCGGGCATCATATCTCCGGGTGGCCTTACATGTCCCCGTGTATTGTTTTGTAAAATTGCAGGCATCATATATCCAGGTACCCTTGTATTTTTTAAGCGCGACCGGACACCGAAATTCGCCCGCAAATTTGCCTCTTTGCGCGCGACTTTTGGTAAC